AGGATCACCAACATTAAGATTTTATGGGTTAGAAGTAACTAATTTTATTGGGCAAACGTATAGAAACACAACAACTCCACTCGAAGTGGTATCTAGTACTAATGCAGAAAGCACAACAGGATCTGCAGTAGCAACACAGTCATATACATACACTAATATTGATGGTACAACTACCATGCTTAGTGGAGGAATACCTAAAGCAGGAACCGGAGTAGGATCAGCATACTCTTTAGGCAATATAACAGTAGCAATAACATCAAGTTCTGTTAGAACAGTTGAACAAATAGGTGTGCTTGCTTATAACACCAACGGAACTGGGTCAACAGCAACTCACGCAACCAAAGTACAAGTACATACAGCCGCACAGAGCGGTATCAGTGAGATCGCTATCGCAGTAGCTGATGCATTAGGCGCTGGCTTTGATGATGATGGCGTACGTATCTTTGACTTTAGTGCCGAGACAACAAACACACCAACATACAACGGAGCAACAAACTTTTATACTAACAGCCTATACGCTGAATCGGCTGATCCGGGCGTTGAAGGTACCAAAGAAGCAACTATTAGATTGGGGGTATTAGCACACAATGTTGTAGATTACTCAGCAGGATACTTGCCAGTAGGACCAGATAGAAGTGGCGACACAGGAACACAATACTTTACATTTGCTTTCCGTAGAACAACAATGGCAAACTTTGATTTAAACATTACAAGCTCTTCTGGTGTAACAGGCGTATGGATAGCGGCTCCAGGAACAGGAATAGATGATGCCTCAACATTAAATGGTTGGTTAGACACAGCAACAACCTATGCTGGAGCAGGTGTTCCGGGTGCTAGCACAGGTGACGGTGGTAATGGGTCAAACGGTTGTGCATTTACATCGGGTGATAGGATAGCAACAAGTACATCACTTAGTGGCGGATACACAATGACACTAGGTTCTGAAAACGCAACAAACGCAACAGGCAATGTTGTACTAGTTCGTATTGCATTAGCAAGTGGTGAAAGCATCACTGCACTAAGCGTGGGGGTGGCTAGCTAATGGCAATTTCAGATACCCAGAAAGTTGATTACCTTTGGAAGAAACTAGGTTACGGTGCTACTAAAACTGACACCAACGACAACAAGAAAGCACCTAACGAAGCTATACCAAGCCCGCTGTTATTGCGTGGTGACAAGGTGTGGCAACAAGCGTCAAGCATACCAGGAACGCTACCCGGGTCCAACGCGGCTCCAGTAACAGTTCACACAACATCATTACCATTTGAATGCTCAGCAGACTTAACATCAACAGCAAACAGAACTTGGAAGGCTAGCCTGACAGATTGGATACCACCTGAATTAGGGTCAACATATCAAGCAAAAGTCTACATACACTATTCAAGTTTTGCTGGTAATGCCGCGGCGAACGGAGTGCAAGTATTTGCTACTGGGTCAGGCAACAATGACGAATGGTTCTTTGACTATCAGTCAGGAGTCCTACATTTTATTGGAACTAATTTACCAAATGGAGTTAACTTTGCGGGTAAATCAGTTTATATATCAGGCGGTAGATATACAGGAACATTTGGTGTAGGCAGTAGTTCCGGCTCAATTGCCAATATTGGTAACTTACAGGTCAATAATACCACAATATCGTCAGTAAACAGTGGCGCAAATATAATCATTGCATCAGATGGCGCGGGTGCAGTACAGTTTACAGGCAATGCCATTGGTCTGCCATTGGGTGGCACAGATGATAGACCGTCAACACTTAATGCAGGATATATAAGATTTAATACTGATACCGGAGGCTTAGAAGTATATGATGGGTCAGCATGGGATAGTGGAACTGCAACCATTACCTCACAGATACTCAACGGGAATGGTTCCGATACTGAATTTACGCTAAGTTCTGCGGCAGGGTCAGTAAATGATTTAATTATTAGTATTAACGGTACTATGCAACAACCAACTACAGCATATACTGTGTCCGGGACAACACTAACATTTGCAGAAGCACCTGCCGCCGGCGACGTTATTGAAGTCAGACATGTCTCTGGTGGTGTAGTTAGTATTGATAAATTACAGTTAGGAACAACTAGTATAGCAATACCAGTTGCCGACGGTTCGATAGAAGTTGCAGGTGCATTTGCAACCACAAATGCAAATACAACTGTGTCATCGTCTGGTGTAGCAACAACCATAGACAGCTTTAGCAAGCTAGTGTACAGAACAGTAAAATATACAATCCAAGCCACAGATGATACTAGATTTGCCGCGTATGAAGTATTAGTAACACATAATGGCACCGCCGCAGTGTCAAATCAAATAACAAGTATCACAACAGCTGAACAGGTAGGGAACGTTACTGCTACAATCAGTGGAAATAATGTTTTAATCCAATTTACCGCAGACTACGCGAACACCAACGTTCGATTAAGTAAAAACTACATCATAAAATAACATATAGTATCTTATAATACAGCCATCTTAGACGGACTATTTTACTCCATTCCGGCTAAATATTACTAATAATCAAATACCAAACAGTGGGGGATATGGAACCTAATTTTACTGTTTGAGCAACTGCCCGGAACACGGAATCTGGCTGTTCGTACAAATACATTAACGTAACATCTAATTTAGGAATTTAAAAATGGCAGTGACCAGAATTAAAAATAACCAGATACTGGATTCAGGTATCTGGGCAAACAGTAAAATTATACCAGGTTCCGTAACCGGTGCATTATTCAGTAGCAATATTGTAGTAACTAGTGATTTTGTTATCACTGGTAACTTATATGTTACTGGTGCAACCAGTTATGTAACACTAGCATCAACAAACACATACGTTAACGATCCGTTGCTCGTGTTAAACAATGCGTTTTCGGGTACTAACGGATATGATCTAGGTTTTGTTTTTGAACGTGGTAGTTTAGTCAACCAAGCGTTTTATTGGGACGAAAGCTCTGATGCATTCAAAATGATTGCAACAACAGAGACTGGTACTACATATGGTAGTATTGCTACAGAATCATCATACAGTGATTTATTACTTGGTAACGTAACAGCACAATATGATGTTGATGCAAAAAATGCTACTCTTACCAATGATTTAACTGTAGCAGGGTATACTAACCTAGCTGGTAACATAAGTTCTCCAGTGGTTAACGCAGGTGCACTTAACTCAACTGGCTTTATTAATACAACTGGTAACATAAGTGCCACAATTATTAACGGCGGAGCAATTAACTCAACTGGATTAATTAACACAACAGGTAACGTATCAGCTAGCCAAGCAAGCGTAGCAACAGTAAAAGCAAGTGGATTAACAACAGGAAGAGTTGTAACTACTAGTGCAGACGGCTTAATGATTGATAACGATGGTTTAAGATTTGCATCTAATACATTAACAGTAGGCGCAAAAATTACAGCAAATGCCGCAGGTTGGATTGGAACTACTTCAGGTGATTTAGTTCTTGCGGCAACAGATGACGTTGACTTTAACGGCTCATCAGCTATTAACCTTGCAGATCCAACATCAGCACAAGATGCAGTAACACTAACATACTTAGAATCAGCATTGTCATCAGATGTTACTCAAATTATAGCAGATGATAGTTTTGTAGCTGTTAATGATAGTGGTGCAAGTGGTAACATTGTAATTAATGTAGATGCAGACAGAGTTGGATTGATAACACAAGATACAACTCAAGTTTTAAATAATTTAAACGTTGCTAATGCAACAGTTTCAACAAGTGCGGCAACAGGTGCTATAGTTTCAGCGGGTGGTGTTGGTGTTACAGGTAATGTGGTTGCTAGTCTACAACTTAAATCGTTGGCTGACTGGCAAAGTCTTAACACAACAACAGGTGCTATAATTACAGCAGGTGGTGTTGGTATTGCTAAAAACTTGAACGTTGGTGGTGATGTAGTTGTTACTGGTGGATTAACAGTACAAGGTGACTATACAACACTTAACGTTGCTACATTAGACGTTGAAGATCTACAAATTACGGTAGCCAATGGTGCTGGCGATAGTGCTTCAGCAGATGGTGCTGGTATTAACGTTGCTTACGGAAACGTAGGTGCTAACATCACATACACACACGCAACAACAAGTTGGAATCTTAACCGTACTACGATAATTGAAGGGACTGACGCGGCAACAGCCGCTGACGAAGGTGCATTACAAGTACTTGGTGGTGCTGGTATCGGTGGTAGACTGTATGTAGGTAGTGGTATCCAAGGTACCGTGATTGGTAATGTAACGGCGGCCGCGGCATCATTTACTACTGTAAATGCAAGTGGCTTTGTGAACTTAGCAGGTAACCTTAGTGCCGCAGTATTAAATGGCGGAACAGTTAACGCAGATACATTAACTGCAACTGGTAATGTAATCGGCGGACTAGCATCGTTTGCGTCAATTAATGCAACTCCAATTGGTAATGCAACAGCAAGTAGTGGTTCATTTACTACATTGGCTGCAAGTGGCTTTGTAAACTTAGCAGGCAATCTTAGTGCTTCAGTGGTTAATGGTGGTGCTATTAACTCAACTGGTTTAATTAACACAACTGGTAATATCAGTGGTGCAGTAGTTAATGCAGGTGCATTAAATGCAACTGGTACTACAACACTGGCCGCAACTAACGTAAGTGGATTCCTTAACTCAAGTGCTAACATTAGTGCCGCAGTAATGAACACAGGTACATTTAATGCAAGTGGTGTTGCTACAGTTTCAAATGCAACAGAAGCAAGTGCTACTGACACTGGAGCAATTGTTACTCCGGGTGGTGTAGCAATGGCTAAATCAGTATTCATTGGTATTGGTGCAACTATTAACAGTACTAAAGTTGCAACATCAGTAACAGTTAAAGGTCAAGGTAATGATGCACTAATGGTAATAGACACTGCTAAGAATGCCGCAGTGTTTAGTTCAACCGGTAATACCTTAGTACAAGACGGCGCAGTAGTGAAATTTGACAGTACTGGTGCTATTGTTCTTCCAGTTGGATCAAACTCAAATCGTCCAGGTGCAACAGCAAACGTCGCTGTAGCTGGTATGTTACGGTACAGTACTACAGCATCTGGTATTGAATACTATAATGGCAGTGAATGGGTCCAACCAGGTACTGAATTTACTGTTGTAGCATCAGACCAGTTTAACGGTGACGGTACAACAGTAGCATTTACTTTAGACGTGGCATCAACAACAGCCGCAACTATAGTATCTATTAACGGTATCGTGCAAATACCAATTACGGCTTACGCAGTATCAGGTACTACAATGACATTTACAGAAGCTCCGGCAGCTGGTGATGTGATTGATGCACGTAGATTTGTAACCACAGCAACAGTTAATTCGCTAGCCAATGGTACTGGTACAGTACAGCTCAATGCAGGTGACAACAACTTTGCAAATATTGTAACTGGTAGTGCTGTAAGAATTTCAGTTAACGCCGCAGGTAGTGTTGTAATTGAGCAAGATCTTACTGTTAAAGGACAACTTACAGTATTAGGTGATTCAAGTGGTAACATTAACATTGGTAATGAAAGTGGCGACAAGGTACAGCTAACAGGTACTATTGTGTATGACGAAACACCAATTACTACACAAGCTGGTAACATGGTAATAATTGACAGTTTCCCTGACACAGCATATCACTCAGCTAAGTACTTCATCCAAATGAGAGATGGCGCTACATCAAGTGTACATAGTCAAGAAACAATGTTAGCACAAGAAGATGCTGTAGTAACACATAGTTCGTATGCTGTTATTGCTCCGGACGGTGAGATAGGTACATTTGTATCAAACATTGCAAGTAACGTTGTTAGATTGATTATGGTTCCAGTTGGTGCTGGCATAAACGCTAACATTAAAGTGCAAACAACTTATATTGTTTAATGTAAATTAGAAACTGAGGCCTAGTAATAGGTCTCAGTATTCGCTTAACAGAGAAAAAATAAATGCTTAAATTATATACAAAACAATATAGATCCAACTATGAAGGTGAAGATATTATCCAAGAACGTAGATTAGAACATGGAGAATGGACTTCAGTTGAAGAAACGGTTCCAAATAATGTTGTTAATAATCAAGTTTCAAATCGTGCTGTAGTATTTGGTAACGGTGAGAGTAGGAAGAAGTTTCCAGTTTCTCATACGCTTAACAAATTCAACGGATTGCTTGGAGCTGATACATTGCAAAGTTATGCGTGTAATGCTTTTTACAGAGATCATACTCCAGATTTCCTAGTAGTAACTACTATGGCAATGGCTCAAGAATGTGTTGACAGTGGATTTACTACTGCTAATATTGTGTACGCCCAGGCCCCACTTACCTTAGAATTTCCGGGAGCGTTTTACCTAACTCCGCATGATTTATATGCTGACGCTGGTGCAACAGCTACGTATCTTGCTTGTTTCGATGGACACAAGAAAATATACCTAGTAGGATGTGAAGGACAATTTGACTCAGGATACAACAGTAACATATATGCTGGTACTAACGGATATGATGCGATTGGTGTTGATCAAACTGGAAATAATTGGGAAGAAAGCTATAGCCAACTATTCGCAGTATATGATGATGTAGATTTTGCACTAGTAACACCGAATGGTAGATATCCTACACATGCATCTTGGAAAGGCTACGCTAATTTTAGACAAATTTCTCATAGAGATATGGTGTTAGAAGCAGATCTATAATTGTTAGACTAATAAAAGATAAAAGCCCTTAGTGGGCTTTTATTTTGACTAAAGTATCAACTCTAAGGTTTTAATCTTACTAACCACAGACTCAAAATTGATCGTGCGCCACACTCCAGGGTGTAACGGTTTGGGATGATCCTCTAATGCCACCCAACAATACCCACGATGTTCTTCGTTCAATATGGGAGTAAATTCATCTTCTACGGGTGCTATAAATGTGTGGTATGTAAAATTACCATTGTCGCTGGTAAATTTTTCTATAGGAATAATTTTTGCGTCTTCGATGGTACCGCCCAATTCTTCTTGAATCTCTCTGAGTAGACTTCCTAAGATGTTCTCGTTGATTTCAACCTTGCCACCAGGAACTCCCCAAGAGCCCGAATACTTGCTACTGTTGCGTAAGAGGAATAGATAACGTTTGGTAGATGTACAGTAGATGAAAGTTCCGACACCTTCTATAGTACGAGAGTCCACAGGCCGTTTTTGTACTCGCCTTCCCAGCTTTTTACCCACTGATCGAGATTCCATTTATATTGAGTTCCAGTATTTAGATTACTTACATATTGTACACTATCTGCCGCTGGGCTGTCAAATACTACTACCCAGTGTGTGCCATTGTACTGCACGATGTCGTTGGCATTGGCTACTAAATCCTGCCCGTCACTGCCGCGCCAAGCACTTGGCCCAGTTCCGGATGGATTGTCAAAACTACCAACACCATGCAATAATAGATATCTAGTGCCAGTGGCAGGGGCCGTAATGCTAGCATCTACTGTAACTTTGCGTGGGTCAATGATAGCGTCAATTGGGTCCAATGTGTTAGCCGGATATGTGTCAATGTCGGCATTAAATATTAGCAGGCTGTCATCAGTAGGATGAAAACTTACAGTACCAACTACTTCAGCAACACCATCTTGGGTTAATAATCGAACTTGGCTAATCCCATTTTCAAGAACACCATAAACGTTAATAAGATCTCGCCATACGTCTCTAGTACCAACCTTAACCGGAGTTTCGGTAACAGGATATTTTGGAACTAATTCCGTCCGTGGATCACGCGGGTCTTCAAACTCGCTGTATTTTAATAAGGTAAGGGTATTACCAATCAATAACACACCGTAATCCAATGGAGTAAAGTATTGTCTCGCTCCCATTAAATTAGTGCTATTGTATACATCTTCGCTAAGATTGCCATCACTGTCGTGTATGCTAGCAATAATCTTTTGTATAACCCCTAATTTTTTAATTTTTGCAGGAGGGCTAATCCAAACTGGTAGTTTGAATGTTAATGTAGCAACATCAACGGGATTTTCAGTACCAATTGGCACAGTACGACTTGTCCAATTTGGATTTTCAAGATAAACCACACTTAAACTAGTCCAATCAATGTAGTTGTCAGTTGATTGTATTTCTAATGCCGGATTAAACAACACTATCAATTGTTCTAACAGTTGTAGTTTTTGTTTAGTATTGCTGGTCCACACATCTAGTTTAAGTTCTAATGTGTATGGCACAGGCATCAATCTCTCAATTGAGAATGCATTGCCTTGCTTTGCCTCATATTCTTGTGTTTCTTCGTTGTAGTTTCTTTGCCGTATGTTCATCTTACCAACAAAGTTAGGTTCTTGCACCCGATCTCTGTCATAGGTCACATTATTGATGTACACAGTCATCGCCGGAACCGCCATCATAGCATTTTCACTCATATTATTAAGTATTGATGCTACTTGTCGACTACCATCTCCGTAGTAAACAGGAACTCTTTGTAATGTCTTGTTGCCATCTCTGTCTTTGCCAAACTCCACTTGGAATCCTGAAGTCATCCTAATAAACTGTGCTAGGAATCGCTCAATCTGAGCATCATAAAAAAACTGCTGAAGTGCCGCCATAATTAATTGTCCGCTGTGGGGCTAAGAGCGTCACTGAGCCCTTGCCGCTGATATGTTACGTTAGCATAGATTGTGTATTCTAATACATCCTCGGTATTCAATGCAGTAGATACAGTAAATGATATGTTACCACTGGTATTGCTAATGGTATTAGTTATAATAGTGCTGTTAAGTTTTGTTTTAACACCGTATGTACTTACATACAGGGTCTTAGTAACTACTTGTTTAGAACTAAGAGTAAATGACAATGTCTGTGCATTTGCCGCAGGAGTATATGCTCCTGTTGGAATACGTATGGCATCCCAGGCTAATGCATTAGCATAGTTAGCATCGGTATTATTAACAAATCCACTACGCTGTGTTTGGTTGCTAGCACCCGGAGTAAGATTTGTCCTAACGCCGTCTTCCATTTTAACCCAACGACGGCTATCATAGCGGAATAATCTATTTGGCACATAATCTAATCTAAGGAAGAACTCACCTATTACTGGACTTGTAGGGAATGATATGCCAGCTGACACACTAGCCCCATTTGGCGGTAATGCATCACTAGTCAGATATCCTTCTACTTTAGCACTTGGTGATAATGTGCTAGAACTTGAATAGGTATTGCTAGAAACATTGGCATTCGAGCTTGTAAGTACTCCGTCTGGGTCGCCTGGAAGTCCTGATGCTGTTACTGGCGCAGTGTATAGATTAGTAGTGTCATATCCACTCTTAGGAACATCAGCTTCTGCACGTTCAACAATAGCATCATTGATGTCAAGATATTTGTCATATGTACTTAACACGTCAGATATGCTACTATCAGTCCCGTCACCAGCCGCAATATTGTCAATGATATCTTTGTATTCTTGGCTGTCTACCAATGGTTGTAGTTTAACGCGCCATAGGTGTGGATACCAACTTGGTGAAAACCCTTCTGCGGCACGTGTAGCGTCATTAACTACATAATATCTTTTAAGTGCAACAGGCAATGTATCGTCTAACGGATACAGATCCTTAAGGTTTGGAAGTTCTAAGACATCACCTACTATCAATTTTCTACCAATAGTCTGTACCATATCGCTTAAATGGAACACGGCAAACATAGTGTCACCTGTTAGGAAAAGGCCAAACTGTGTCAGATCAAAATCATTATCATTGATGCGGTAAATGGTACGCATGGTATAGATACTGGTATCATACTTGCGATCGCGATTTTCTAGGAACAATAGATCTTGTATGCTAGTAAGGCTTGTTCCACCAGGCTCAGTATTACTAACAAATCCTTGATCAAGAGGCCCGAGATATTTGTGAACGTTGACATCAACGCCGCCCACAGTGAACATCTCTGAAATTCTCTTATCAAAAAACTTGTAGTCGTTACCTTTAGTAGGCTTATATAAACTTAAACGCGGCATTGTAAAATCCTAATTATCTAGTATTTATCGTCATTGACATTCTGCCCAAATGAATGTATAATTAGTATTATGAAGATAGAATCAAGTGTTGATTGGCAAGAAGTCCGTACTAGTTTAATTAAGCTAGCAGAAGGTACTGGTATTCATCAGAATCAAATGAAAAAGATTGTGGGAAATTTTGATTCAATGATTACTGAACTAAGTATTGAAGAAGTAGAATGCCGTAGAAAACAGAAACAAACAAAAAAACATCTAGAGATGATAACTAAGATTAACGAAGAAATAACAAATTATGAACAAATGATTACATTTGGCACTTTATTAAATGGTTGACAGACGGGAACTTTACTAATATAATAATTGAAACAACAAGGAATAATCTAAATGGCGATACAGATCGACGGTGCAAAAAGAAAAGCGAAGGCAACCAAGGCAATGAGCATGGCCACTGCTAAAGAACCTAAATGGGACAATGCAACAGCAATGTTAGGTGCCGCATATTCTAAGCACTTACACGATGCTATGTATTACTACAGCATAGAGGCTAAAACGGCTCAATACAAAAAATGGGTAATTAATTGGGTAAATGCCAGCGAGCAATGGTCTAAACATAGCAAAAGCATAGCTAAAAATTCAGACAGTCAATTTGGTAGCACTCTAGGTGGGGTGTGTCGTATGCTAATGTTAGGTATGCCTGATGTTCACCAACAATACAATGACTATTGGGAAAGCCTTGGTGGTACTACAGGAAAAGTTAAACCAGTTACAAATTATATAAACAAAGAATTAGATAGACTGTTAACCCAGGCAACTGGTATTGTTGACACAGTTGTCAGTGATAGCAAGCCCAAAGTAAACGTTCCTACAATACAAAATCGTATGAACGAGATCGCTGACAAGCACATCTTGCATTTTGAACTGTTTGAAGATCAATTAATGAATGGTGAAACTGTGTCTGATCCTAAAGCATTTGAATATCTTAAAACAGAAAACTGTCCACAAGCCTTAATTAAAAAGATTAGTGCATTTTTTGAAGTACACAGGCAAGAACTAATAGAAGCTAAAGCAGGACAAAATGAGCAACTAAAAGAAGGTTATAGTCACTATAAAGCGGCAGATTACAAGCGGTTTGAGGCGTTTTATGCTAAATTGTTTGCTGATCTAGAAGCTTATGCACAAGTCAAGAAAGCAACAAAACAGGCAAGAGTACGCAAAGCACCAGCAAAAGAAAAAGTTGTTGCTAAACTAAAATATCTCAAAGAAGATAGCAAAAGTAAATTGGTATCAGTAAATCCTGTAGACATATTAACTGCAGAAACACTGTGGATTTATAATACTAAAACTCGTAAGCTAGGAAAATATGTAGCTGATGCACATGCTAGCACACTAGGTGTTAAAGGTACTAGTATTGTGGGATTTGATCAATCCCACAGTGTACAAAAAACTCTACGTAAGCCCGAACAACAGTTAAAAGACTTTAAAGGTGCAGGAAAAATACAATTACGTAAGTTTATAGAATCAATCAAGACAACCGATACTAAACTCAACGGACGTATCAACGCAGATACTATACTCCTTAAAGTAATCTAAATTTATCCTGTTGTTCAGCATAAATACAGAATAACAGGATAAAACTAATGCCCAACGAATTACCAGAATTTATATCAAACACCTCAGGTAACCTGACTTCTACCCTGACAGTCGAACCAAAGAATCTGTATTCTAATGTTACAGGTAGTGGGGCCGGACACATAGCGTTTGACGCTAATCTACAGGCACAGTTAGATTCTGTAGCATCCGTTAGAGCTGACATCATTGACTACATACGTTTAAGATTAGGCTATGGAATGATTGATGTTGAAGCTGATCAAGAACATTTTGAGATGGGTATCAAACAGGCATTCAACAGATACAGGCAACGCAGTTCTAATGCCGTTGAAGAGAGCTACGTGTTCTTAGATGTTTACCCAGAGACACAAGAATACATACTACCTAACTACATTATTGATGTCAAACAGATATTCCGTCGTGGAATTGGATCAGTAACAGGAACAACAGCTAGCCAATTTGAACCATTCGCATCAGGATACCTAAACACTTATATGTTGGTAGCTGGACGTATTGGCGGCCTAGCTCAATATGAACTATTCACTGGATATCAAGAGTTAGCTATGAAGATGTTTGGCGGGTTTATGAATTTTACATGGAATAAGGTTACTAAAAAATTAACCATAGTGCGAAAAATTCCATGGGGTGGCATACAAGGTCCAGACATAGTAAAAGAAAGTGTATTGCTATGGACATACAACTACAAACCAGATCAAATATTACTAAATGATCCTCAAGCATTTCCGTGGATACAAGACTATGCCTATGCTCTTACATCAATCAGTATTGGACAGGCACGTGAGAAATTTGCTACAATTGCAGGCCCACAAGGCGGTACTACATTAAACGGTACAGCACTTAAACAAGAAGGCCTTGCACTACTAGATAAGCTCGACGAAGAGATCAAACTATACATAGACGGTGGGCAACCAATGTGGTGGATACAAGGTTAAAATTTAGTTGACCTTGTAGTCTATATTAGTTATAATAGTAGTTCAATCAAGGAGTTTGTATGGCATCAATAATTGGTATCTGCGGTTTTATGGGTAGTGGTAAAGACACCATTGCTGATTATCTAGTTAATATACACGGTTACAAACGCGAATCATTTGCAAATTCACTTAAAGATTCAGTAGCAGTCACATTCAATTGGGACAGAGAAATGCTGGAAGGAAGATCAAAGAAAAGCCGTGAATGGCGTGAAACTGTAGACCAATGGTGGGCGACACGACTTAATATGCCTGACCTAACTCCAAGGTGGGTGCTACAGTACTGGGGCACTGAAGTAGTTAGAAATAGCTTTCATGATGATATGTGGATTGCCAGTTTAGAACACAAATTAGCAACTTCCAAAGACGATATAGTAATCACAGACTGTCGCTTTCCTAACGAACTTGAAGCAATAAGAGAACTAGGTGGCCAAGTAATCAGAGTTAAACGCGGCTCTGAGCCAGACTGGTATGATTCTGCAATACAATATAACAAAGGTCCTAAACAAAACTTCAGTTGGGCATTAAGTAGACAGAGATTAGAAGATCAAGAGGTGCATGCTAGTGAGTACAGTTGGGTAGGTAAAAAGTTTGGGGCAACCATGCTCAATGATCACACACTTGATGATCTATATGATCAAGTTGAGGAGTTTCTTTCTGTTAATAGTCCGGAGTTAGATCGCCTTGAGTCCAACCAAGTCCTTCTTTAGCAATTTCATATTGGCAGTTAGCACAGATAGTTTTTAAATTTAGATGATGATTGTTATTTAGATTACCGTCTATATAATAGACAAATAACTGTTCTTTGTACCTTGCCTTAAAGCCACACTTTTCACATACGGGTTTTTTCTTGTACCCTGCTTTGATCCAACTGGGTTTAGGCATTGGCTTGTTAATTTTCTTCCTAATGCAACTGTCACAGCGAGACCTATAGTAGGTCTTCCCCCCACGTTTATAGTTAATTGCGCTGGGTTTTTTCCCGCAGGCCACACATAAAGATCGCTGTTGCATACAGTTATTTAGCGAACCTTTAAAAGGGCAGACTAACACCACCAAAAAAACAAAATAATCATAAATAGTTTAAAGTAACCTATATAGAGGAAAAATACCATGGCACTTATTTCACCCGGAGTACAAGTAACCGTAACTGATGAAAGTCAGTATACTCCAACAGCGGCAGGTTCAATCGCTTACTTACTTGTTGCTACGAAACAAGATAAACTTACTCCAGCAGGAACAGTTGCACCTTACACAACAGCGGCAAACGCTGGTAAAGTGTTTAATATTACTAGTCAAAGAGATCTAGTAACAAAATTTGGTTCAATTGCTTTTGAAGTGGATTCAGCTGATAATCCTCTACATGGTGATGAACGTAACGAATACGGTATGTTGGCAGCCTACAGCGCACTTGGTGTATCTAATCAAATGTACATACAACGTGCCAACGTTGACTTAGCACAATTAGAAGGCACAAGCATTCGTCCAACTGGTGAACCAGCTGATGCGACATATTGGTTAGATATAAGCACTAGTGGTACTGAATGGGGTATCTATAGATTTGGTTCAGACGGAAACGCTTTTGTTAAATCAACTCCAAGAATTATATCAAACACTGCACAAGTAATTGGTACAGTTCCAATTAGCTCAGTAGGGTCCATTGGTGAATATGCTGTAGTTACTACAAGTTCTTCAAATCCAGTATACTACAAAGGTTACGACAATACTTGGGCATTAGTTGGTAGTGATGATTGGAAAGACAGAGTTCCGACTATAACAGGTAGCATTGCTAACCCAGCTAACTTGGCCATTGGTCAAACAATGAGGATTAACGCTTCAAATATTACATTAACAGGTAGTACAGTCACAGTTGCAGCCAGTGATATTAATACAGCATCTATTACAGGTGTTAGTGCTAGAGCAAATGCGTCAGGACAACTTGAACTTTTTGCTGATAGCCTAGCTACAAGTGATGGAGCAACAGCAGACGGCCAATTAAGAATTGAAATTGGTGGAACAAACGGTATTCCTGGAACAGATTGTTCCATTAGATTAGGTCTATGGACAGCATATGATTCCGGTAATCTTAAAACAGTGCTTGGACCAACAGTAGCGTTTGATACATATCGAAATGTTCCGGCATGGAGAGTAACAGACACAAACCCACGCCCAGCTGGATCAGTCTGGTTTAAAACATCAGCGACAGGTACTGGTGCTAATTGGGGTATTAAACAATACAGCACGACTACAGAAACTTGGAGCTTACTAACTGCTCCGTTATATGCAGACGACAATGCCGCCATATATGGACTAAGTCCAGTAGCAGGCGGTGGTGACTTAGTCGCAGGGTCTGTTTATGTAAAATATGATACATTAGGCACAACAACCGGTACATTTAAACTATATCGCAAATTTGTAGCTGGCATATTAAAAATTACAGGTACAGCGGCTGGCGGAAGTGAGACATACACCATTGGTAATTCGTTTACTATGGAAGTATCAGTACCAGGATCAGCATCAACACAATCAGCAACAGTAACATTAACTGGAACCACAGCAACTTCAATGGTAGCAGACATACTTTCTGCAAACTTGCCAAATATTGTTGCCGCAATTGAAAGCAGTGGTGCTATTAGTATTAGTCATCTAGCTGGTGGTACTATTAAACTTACGTATGTTACCGGTACTCCAATAACAACAGCAGGTCTACTTTCTGACAATAATATACAAATTATATCAGGAGGAAGTGTATACCTTGCTAGTCCGTTTAGAGCACTAACATATACATACTCTACAACTGCTCCTTACAGCAATCCGGGTGATGGAACATATTGGTATTACAATTCAGCATTAGCTGTTGACATCATGATCCAGAGTGGCTCAGGTTGGAAAGGCTATCAGAACATAACCAATGACTCACGTGGATATGACTTGACACTTACAGATCCAAACGGTCCTATACTAAGTGCAACACAACCCACATACCAAGCAGACGGAACTAGTCCAGTGGTAGCGGGTGATTTATGGGTTTCTACAGGTGATTTAGAAAACTATCCTAAAATTTATAGATACAATGGATCAATATGGGAACTGATAGACAATACTGATCAAGTAACTACGGACGGTATCCTATTTGCGGATGCACGTTGGGACACAGACGGAAATAAAAATCCAGTCACTGATGATCTAGTAGCTATCTCTACATTAGGAACTAGTGATTACATTGACGATGACTGTCCTGACTATAGATTATATGCTCGCGGAACACTACTATGGAACACACGTAGAAGTGGATACAATGTTAAACGATTTGAAAGCACATGGTTCTCTAATCCAGCTAGTTTCTCTGGTGCAGTAGTTCCAACAATCAAAGCATCTTGGGTAAGCTCAAGCGGCAATGATGCAGATGGCGTTCCGTATTTTGGACACAAAGCACAGCGTAATATTGTTGTTGAAGCTATGAAGTCAGCAATCGCATCAAGCACAGCGTTACGTGAAGAAAATACACAGTTTAATATCATTGCTTGCCCTGGATATCCAGAACTAATGCAAAACATGATTACATTGAACAATGATCGTAAGCAGACAGCATTTATCATTGGTGATTCACCATTGACATTGAATGTAAGTAACATACAGGCATGGATACAGAATACTAACCTAGCACAAGACAACGGTGAAGATGGCTTGGTAAGTTCGAGTGAATACCTAGGTGTTTACTATCCATCTGGTTTTGCAACAGACTTAGCAGGCGAAAGTGTTGTTGTTCCTCCAAGTCATATGATGTTGCGTACAATGATACGTTCAGACAATGTTAGCTATCCTTGGTTTGCACCAGCTGGTGTACGCCGTGGCTTAATTGACAATGCTACAAGTATCGGTTATATTGATGTTGCAGATGCTAACACATTCAAGTCGATTGGTGTAACTGTTGGCGTTCGTGATGTGTTGTATGCTGACAGAGTTAACCCATTAACAGTACTTCCAGGTGTCGGATTAGTGGCATATGGTCAGAAAACTAGAGCCGCTACAACATCAGCATTGGATAGGATTAATGTATCAAGACTAACTGCTTATCTAAGATTGGTCTTAGACAAAGTTGCTCGTCCGTTCATATTTGAACCAAATGATACAATTACACGTAACCAAGTTAAATCAGCATTTGAAAGTGTATTAAACGATCTAGTTGCTAAACGTGGTTTATACGATTACCTAGTAGTATGTGATACTTCAAACAACACACCAGATCGTATTGATCGAAATGAATTGTATGTTGACATCGCTATTAAACCAGTTAAAGCAATTGAGTTTGTTTACATCCCAGTAAGGATTGTTAACACTGGTGCTAGCTTAACAACAACTTAATATGCGTAGTTAATAGGAGAGGAAACTCTCCTATTCCTCAACGCAAAAACAGGTAAATACTATAAAGCATTAAAAGAAGCATTAAAAGGACAATAAAATGGCAACAGCATCATTAAGTAAATTTACAGTACCGTTAAGTACTAACCAAAGTGCAACAAGTCAAGGCTTGTTGATGCCTAAACTAAAGTTCCGCTTTCGCGTAACTTTTGAGAATTTTGGGGTTAGTCAACCGTCAACTGAATTAACAAAACAAGTTATTGACTTTACTCGACCAAAACTAAGTTTTGAAGAAATGATTATTCCAATTTACAACAGTAAAGTTTATCTAGCTGGTAAACCAACTTGGGAAACTGTGGTTTGTACCTTGCGTGATGACGCAGGTGGCGAAGTTACTAAACGTGTTGGTGAACAACTACAGAAACAATTTGACTTTATGGAACAAGCATCAGCAAGTTCTGGAATTGATTACAAATTCCTTACACGATTTGAAGTGCTTGATGGTGGTAATGGCGTGCATGAAGCAACAGTTCTTGAAACTTGGGAACTATATGGTTGCTATCTATCAAATACTGATTACGCAGATGCTAACTATGCAACTAATGAACCAATGACAGTTGCAGTGACTATACGTTATGATAATGCTATCCAAACACCACTTGAAACAGGTATTGGTACATTAGTAGGTAGAACATTAGGTACTACAATTACTGGTTAATACAGACGAAAAATAAAATAAACTAGCCCAGCTTAAAAACCTGGGCTTTTTTTTCGGATAAATACTGTATAATTGGAGTACAACGATGGCAGGGTTCTTTAATCAGTTCTTAAAACAAGTAGGCACAGGCGATGAAATACATGACTGGCAACATGCCTCACGTACTTTCATTGATAGCTTATATAGACTAAGTCCTAAGATTGGTACAGTATACCATGTCTTTATGGACCTAAATCCAATGGTAGCACAGATAGATCAAAACAGTCAAATTGAAATAGGTATGATGGCCAAGAGTGTAGCATTACCTAAATTTTCAATATCAACAAAAACTTATAATGCGTACAATCGTAAAAACATAGCACAAGAAAAGATTAACTATGATCCGTTGAATATTACATTCCATGATGATTCAGCTGATGTGGTGCGTGACTTTTGGTATGGATATTATTCCTACTACTATAGAGACGCTGACCACCAAGAACCTATATATAATCAAGATCACAAATATAAGAAAAGACAAGAACAAGGGTGGGGTTTTACACCACTAGGTGGCCAAGGACAACAAAACTATATTAATGCTATACGTATCTATAGTTTACATCAAAAGAACTTTAGCTCATACACTTTAATTAGACCAACGATACAATCTTTCCAACACGGGCAACATACATCAGGTGAGTATGCTCCAATGGAACATAATATGACAGTGGCGTACGAAGCAGTACAGTATGCAACTGGCCCAGTAAGTGAAGGGACAGTATTAGGATTTAATACTATACATTATGATCATAGTCCTAGCCCACTAACTTCGCTTGGTGGTGGAACAACTAGTATATTAGGCCCAGGCGGATTAGTTGAAGGTGCTGGAGACTTCATCACTAATTTACAAGACGGCAACTTTGTCGGTGCCGCATTAGGTGGATTCCGCACAGCTCAAAATTTTAAAAATACCAATCTTAAAACAGTAGCTGGTGCTGAATTAGCACAGTTAGGTAAAAATATATTGTCCGGCCAAAACCCATTGAGTTCGGTCTTTGTTCCAACTTCAGGATCAATTAATAGGGGAATTGCTACAGCAATCGGTGCGCTACCCGGCGGTAATAATTCCGGAACAAACATAAATTCTCAGAACGCAAACATTCCGTCAAGCAACCAAGGAAGTATTTTTATCTAGGATAACTTATGGCTAACACCGGAAATCTTCCACCAAAAACTAATATAAATTCTACTACGGAATTCTTTAACAATTATTTCAATGATAGGTTTACTACCAGCCCAAATATCAATGATGCTGTTGTTGGATATTTCCAATCGGTGACTGGTAATAAAGCGTCTGGAATAACATTAGCATCTACGGTAATATATACAGCATTAAGTCAAGGATTAGACCCAATGAGTCTAATAGACGAGTTTAAAAAGTTACCAGCGGGTCGACGAACAACAGTAAACACCCCAATTGATGCAAGCACAGTAAATACTTTGTATACAACCTACGATGACATAGTAGCAAACATACAATTGTATTCATCAGGACAACTATTTTACATATTATCGTTGAACATATTTTATCAGGCATATAGAGATCTTGATCAGGAGTTAGCAGTAAGAACTGCTTCAGGATATTCTGTGGAAAGAGTGGCGTTAGGACAGGGGCAGTATGCCTATAACTATTTCTACGTGTCTTACACTGAAGAATCAGATGAGCTCACACCGTATCTAACTATGTTACTGAATCAAAATAGGGTTAACACCAGCCTATTAGGTATTAGCAACACTCCACCAGTGGACAAGTACGTCCAACGCAGTATTCTAGCATAGTATATTATGGCTAAGTATGCGTCAGGAAAATACACAATAAAGAATCCAGAGAAGTACATGGGGAAACGCACTCCTACTTATAGAAGTAGTTGGGAGTTTACTTTTATGAGCTTCTGTGATAACAATCCTGCTGTAATAAATTGGTCCAGCGAAGGTATAAGGATACCCTACTTCAATCCAGTCAGTGGAAAAAATACAGTATACGTGCCAGACTTTTTAGTGATTTATGTAGATGCAAATCAACGCAAGCATTCTGAATTAATAGAAATAAAACCAAGCACCGAAACAACCATGGAAGCCGCTAAGTCATATAGAGACAAATTAAGTGTTGCTATGAACATGGCCAAGTGGGCCGCGGCCGACAGTTGGGCTAAAGCCAACGGAATACGATTTAGAGTTGTTACCGAATACGACATATTCAAAAATCAGAAGCGGTAAATACGTTTACTATGACACAAAAACTTGAAGAATTATTTAACATATCTCCAGCAGAGGAAAATACGGAAAACAATGACACCGATAGCACTGCTGAGACTCCCCCATCAATAGAATCTCAACGTGCTGTAATTAAAGACATGGACGATGCCATTGACAAGATTGATGCCGCCCTGCCATTTGTTAATGATTTAGACATCAGTGACAAAGAGTTAGATGATCTAAGCGATCTTGCTAAAGAAAAATTCCAAGACTTAATTGATCTAGGAATGAACGTTGAAGCACGCTTTTCAGGACACATATTAGCCACAGCAGGAACGTTGCTAGGGCATGCTATTACAGCTAAACAAGCCAAGTTAGATAAGAAGCTCCGTATGATAGATTTACAGCTTAAAAAGGCCCGTTTAGACCAACAAAACACCAAAAATGACGGCGAAAAGTTAATAGATGCCGCCGATGGTCATGCTATTATACTAGACCGCAACGAACTGTTAAAACAGATCTTAGGTGAAAAACCCAAAGATTAATTTGTCCTAACAAGATAAATAACAAATATAGGAAACAAATTTATGAAAACATTTTTAAAATATCTAGCTGAAAATCAACATACGTACGAGTTTCGTATCAAGATAGCAAACGACGATCCGACAGATAAAATGGATAAGTTAGAGAACGCACTGAACACATACGGCTTAGAAAGCCTTAGCAAACCAAAACGTCTACCATTAAAAGAGGGAGATATTGATTTTCCTAATCATGGTACTGTGGAACTATATCTAATGGATGCTGTTCTAACATATCCGTGTAATGACGAACAAGTTCGATCAGTGGTAGCTGAACGTGCTAATATTGCCAAAGCAAACATTAAAGTTGTTCCAAAAAACCATCCAGAAGAGATTTGGCGCTGGAACGAAAGTGGTGAAAGTGAACTACACGAATATAAGAAAGGTGAATCAGTGCTAGACAAGCCTTATGCAGACAATCCAGATGCAACTAAAGCTGGAAAAGAGTACGCTAATGCAGATAGCATCCTTAAAGAATTAAATCAACCAAAGATTGAGATAGCAGGTAGTGATGATATTCCAGAAGGCAACGACGGAAAAACAACTAACGAGTTACCACAAGGCAATGATAGCCCTGTAGGTAGCAAGCAAAATAAAATACCAAAAGCATAAGGGCAAGTTATGAGTAATAACATATATGACATATTAGGAAAACTTGACAGGGTAACACCTAGTCCAGAACCTGTGTCTGAAACAATATATGAAAGTGTAGACCCTCAAGGTGACATTGATGCATCAGTTACCGTCCTGACAGAAAAATATCAATCTTTTAAAGAAGCAACAAGAAAAAAAGCTAAAAATCCAGTGAGAGACACACCCGATGATATAGATTTATCCAGAGGTGAGCCTGATGTTGTTAAGTTAGTAAATAAAGCAAGGCTTGAAAGACCTGCCGCACAGAGTGATGCAGAAGCATTAGCTTATCAGATGGTTAAAACAAATAAAGAGCTTGAAAAAACAACAGCAGAGTTAGAAAAAACAACGGCCGTTAATGACAAGCAAGAAAAAGAAATAGATGCATTGTCTGCTAAAATCACAACCAAAGCGGCCAATGACGAGCCGGAACCTAAAACTCCAGCACCAGCGGCACAATCTCCAGAACCCAAAGCATCATCAATCAATGTAGTACAGATGCCTGGCACAGCACCAGCAGAAGTTCCTGCACAAGCACAAGCTCCAGCACAAGCTCCTGCACAAGCACAAGCTCCTGCACAAGCACAAGGAAGAACTAAGGCAAAGACATATAAAAAAGTTACTGGCAAGAAAGCAACCATTGGTACTCCTGTGGCTACTACAAACATTGATGGCACAGAACCAGTAGATCAAATGGCACAAGCAAGACAAGCAAGAGCTAAAAAACAACAAGCCGCAAATGATGCCAATTACGATCCTACTACGCAGGCTCCAATAGATATAGCAGTTGGGCAAAATGAAAGTAAGAATTTATTTAACATGTTAAGAGAATATAAAGAGGGTGACCCTATGTTGGGCATCTATAATTATAATGATATGTTAGCAAAATTTAAGTCCGGACAAGCTCGACTCAATTTACAGTTTGCACAAAACAAAAATATTACTTTATATGACTATCAGATGTATGGGCTATTAGCGGAATTAGGTAGCGACCAAAATCAAGAACGTAAAGTGCAACGCATTGAAGAGGTAATGTCTAACCTAGATAATGTAATTGAACTATTAGGTTCCCCAAAAGTAAAAAAATATATTGCAATGTTTCCAAACTTTGTTAAGAAAAGCCCAATATTTAAACAACGTACACGTGACATTGAAAAAAACAAGTTTCAACTAGAACCAACAACCAAAGCCGATCCGGGTGAAATGCCTCGACAATCAGAAGAACATTTAGGAAATGATATTATGCAAGAAAATACCAAAAGTAACAGCATCTTAGAAGGTGTCCGCCAAGTTGAAGAAGGTAAGGAACTTAAAAATAAGACTGAATTTGACGATGTTGCTAAAACCGGTGATTACTATATCACATCAAAAGGACATAAAGTCACAAAGACCAAACAAGGTATTAAGCATGATAGAAATTACCAAGACGATAAAGAAAAAGATGAAGTTGACGAAAGTATTGAGTTTGGTGATACCATTGAAAATTCTAAAGCAGAATTAAATAATGCTGAAAAATTAGTAGTAAAAGAATCCAATGAATTACGTAATCATCCTATCTACACCAACGAAGAAGCATGGGATCACTACCAAAAAGAATTATCAGAACAAGAAAATGAAGTAGTTGTTGACATCAATGATGAGTTAACTGAGATCGCCAAACTAGCGGGACTAGCAGAAAAAGTTACAGTTGGTGGCAATGAAGTTAAAGGACTTTGGAACGATTGGACAGGAAAAGATGAAACAGGAACATGTGAATCGTGTGGTTGCGAAACATGTGAGTGTGATGTAAACGAAGGATTTGACCCAGAATCACTTAGCGGTGAAATGGATTGGGAATTTACAGGTGATGACGGTGAACCAGGCTATGGTAGTATTAGCTATCAAGCAAACGTAGTAGACGGTCAACCAGTCATTGATCCACTATCACTTCGAGCACACTGTAAGGGTGATGGCAACAACAAACTAACTGACGAATGGTGTGCTGAAATGGTTGCACCAGGCGGCAGTGAACATGATGCCGCAATGGAAGCCGCACACGAAGATGCCACTGAAGCTTGGCAAGAACGTGATGTTGATGTACCAATGGACGAAGAAACACATTTAGAAGAAGGCCCTACACGTAAAGATTTCCAAATGGTAGCTGACTTACTTAAAAACATCGAAGATGAAACTAAGAAAGTAGAACTTGCTAACCATCACGCAGACATGTTTGCTAAACAAAATCCACGCTTTGATAGAGCAAGATTTTTATCAGCAGTTGGACTAAATGAAGAACAAGTTGCAGAAGCTTGCGGCAAAGACCATAAAAAAATGGCTCAGGAAGATACTGTAGAAGAAGGCAACGAGTTTACTAAAGCAAGACTAGATGCTATTAAAGCAGGTAAAGATTCATTTACTGTTGATGGTAAAACATACTCAGTGTCTGGTGACACAGCACAGGAGAAAAATATGAACGAAGATATCAATGT